CCTTTTTTTGCGATTTTGCGAGAGCAACACGGGGAACGTAGGAAATGACAAAAGATAACTGGATCTACGCATACTACCAGAAAGTTAAGAATAATTCGGTGGTGGTCGGCAAGTGGATACGCTCTGTTCTGGAGTATGTCGTAAAGGGACTGGAAGAAAAGCGGTTTTATTACGACAACAAGAAGGCAAATGATGCGGTTGACTGGATAGAGACTCACTGCTTCCACACAGAGGGCCCGCTTGCGCCGAATCCTCTGGAGCTGGAGCTCTGGGAGAAGGCGTTTGTGGCGTGCATCTTTGGGATCGTGGATGCGGAAGGGCTCCGGCAGTTCCGTGAAGTGGTTCTGGTCATCGGTCGGAAGAATGGCAAGTCGCTCCTGGCTTCGGCCATTGCTAGTTATGTCTGGCGGACGGAAGGCTACGGCACGAAGGTGTTCAATGTGGCGCCCAAGCTGGACCAGGCGGACATCATTTACAACAATGTCTGGATGATGACCATGCTGGATCCGGAGTACCAGGAACTGAAGGAAGAGCTGTCCGAGAGGGATGCGCATAACAAAAAAGTCAAGGACGACTCAGCGCTCCCGAAGCTCCGCCGGCCGGATCTGTTCATTGCGGCGGATAACTCCACCATGAAGAAGGTGGCGTTTGCGGTCAAGACCAGTGACGGATTCAATCCGAGTCTGTGCATATGCGACGAGGTGGCTGCATGGCCAGGCGATCAGGGCTTGAAGCAGTACGAGGTCATGAAGTCTGGAATGGGCGCACGTCCAGAAGGCATCATGCTGAGCTGTACGACAAGCGGATACCAGAATGAAAGTATTTACGATGAACTGGTAAAGAGATCCACACGGTTTCTGATGGGCGACAGCAAGGAGAAAAGGTTGCTGCCGTTCCTGTACATGATTGATGACGTTGAGAAGTGGAACGACATCAACGAACTGCGGAAGAGCAATCCGAACTTGGGCGTGAGTGTCAGTGTGGATTACATGCTGGAAGAGATCGCCATTGCGGAAGGCAGTTACAGCAAAAAAGCCGAGTTCATGTGCAAGTATTGCTGTATCAAGCAGAACAGCTCACAGGCATGGCTTTCGGCGGGGACGGTAGAAAAGGCGTTCGGACAGCCGTTGCATCTGGAAGACTTTCGTGACAGCTACTGTGTGGGCGGTCTGGACCTGTCGCAGACTACCGACTTGACGACTGCGGTGGTCATCATCGAGAAGCATGGCATTTTGCATGTGTTCGGCAAGGCATGGCTGCCCGCCGAGCGGATAGACGAAGCCATTGACCGTGACAGTCTCCCGTACAACGCATACATTCAACGGGGCATTCTTGCGGAAAGCGGGGAAAACTTCATTGACTACCATGACTGCTTCAACTGGTTCGTGAATCTGGTAGAGCAGTTCCAGATCTTCCCGTTACAGGTCGGGTACGACCGATACAGTGCGCAGTACCTGGTGCAGGACATGAGCGCATACGGCTTCCACATGGATGATGTGTACCAGGGTGATAATTTGTACCCAGTCATCCAAGAGATGGAAGGCTTACTGAAAGACGGCAAATTCCAGATGGGTGACAATGATTTGATTAAGGTTCACCTTCTGGATTCAGCAATAAAAATGAATGTCGAGCGGGGTCGGGGGAAGCTCGTAAAGATAAACCCCAACAACCATATCGACTTCACAGCAGCATTGTTGGATGCGTTATGCGTCCGCCAAAAATGGTACGCCGAGATTGGCGCACAGTTAAAGAACGAGGACTGACAACATGGGATTGTTTGAACGAATCTTCGGAAACAGACCGAAAGAACCTAACGGACATTACGAAAGTGTGTTCAAAATGCTAAACGGTTATACGCCACGATTCACTTCTTATGAGGGCGGCGTGTACGAATCAGAGCTGATAAGGGCAGCCATCAATGCACGTGCTACCCACGTCAGCAAATTACAGGTAGAAATCTCTGGAAGTGCTAAGCCTGCGCTCCAGAACAAGCTACAACATGGCCCGAACGAGTTCCAGACTTGGGGGCAGTTTTTATATCGTCTCAGCACGATTCTGGACGTACACAACACGGCATTCATCACGCCAGTGTATGACCAGTATGGCGAACCTTCTGGAATCTATACGCCACTGCCCAGCCGGTGCGACATCGTGGAGTACAACAAGACACCGTATCTGCGGTACACCTTCAACAATGGCAAGCGTGCGGCGATCGAGTTTGACAATTGCGGAATTATGACCAAGTACCAGTACAGGGATGACTTCTTTGGAGAGTCGAACCGTGCACTGTTCCCCACGATGGACTTGATCCACATCCAGAACCAAGGCATTGAGGAAGGTGTCAAGAGTGCTGCAACGTATCGGTTCATGGCACAGGTCGCAAACTTTACCAAGACGGAAGACCTGGCAAAAGAGCGCAAACGGTTCACGATGGAAAACTTCTCCAGTGAAGCCGATGGCGGTGGTCTGCTTCTGTTCCCGAATACCTACCAGAACATCAAGCAGATAGATGTCAAGCCGTGGGTGATTGATGCTGACCAGATGCAAGCGATCCGCTCGAACGTGTTCGAGTATTTCGGAATCAATGAGGACGTGCTCCAGAACAAAGCATACGGAGACGCATGGTCCGCATTCTACGAGGGCGCCATTGAAGCATTTGCAATACAGTTCAGTGATGTCATGACCAAGATGTTGTTTACGTTCCGTGAGCAGTCACAGGGCAACAGGGTCATGGCAACAGCCAACAGACTCCAGTACATGTCAAACAAAGACAAGCTGGATGTGTCAGCGCAGATGCTGGACCGTGGCATCATGACCATCAACGAGATCCGTCAGATCTGGAACCTGGCTCCGATCGAGGGCGGTGACACTCGGATCATACGTGGCGAATATTACAGCACAGATGAGAAGCTGGAAGGAGACGAAAATGATGAATAAAGAAATCAGAGCATTTGACTTCGAGGTCCGTGCGGATCAGAGCGAAGAGCATGGCGCCTTCCTCACCGGCACGCCGATCGTGTACAACGAGCGAACAGACTTAGGTTGGTACGATGAAATCATTGACGATGACGCACTTGCGGACACAGATCTCCGTGATGTGCGTTTTTTAGTTAACCATAACACCGACATGATCCCGCTTGCCAGAAGTCGGAACAACAACGACAACAGCACCATGCAGATGAGTGTTGTATCTGGAACGGGCATGGAAATCCGTGTTGATCTCGACACCGAGAACAATGCGGAATCTAAATCGCTTTATTCGGCTGTGAAGCGTGGAGACATCTCCGGAATGTCCTTCATGTTTTCGGTCGATGAAGATAGCTGGGAAGACTTAGACAGCGAACACCCGACACGGCACATCAGAGCCATCAACAAAGTGTTCGAGGTTAGCGCAGTCACGTTCCCCGCATATGAAGCCACATCAATCAGCGCACGTGGCCTGTCTGATGCACTGGAGAGTGCGAAGGCATCACTGGAGAGTGCAAAAGCCGAACAGCGTGAGATTGAACGGCAGAAACACAAAATAAAGATTCTTACGGAGGTTATCTGATGGAATTAAAAGAAATGACCATTGAACAGCTGGAAGAGCGTAAGGCGGCCATTGCCGTAGAAGTTGACGCTCCCGAAGCTGACCTTGATGCACTGGAAGCAGAAGCCAGAAGCATTAAGGAAGAACTGGAAGCACGTGCTGCAATCGAAGCAGAAAAAGCTGAGATCCGTGCGGCTGTTGCTGAAGGTGCTGGAACTGTTGTTACAGAGTTTGAAGAAATCGAAGAAAGAAAAGAGGAAAAAGAAATGTTTGGTATTGATACCGTAGAATATCGCAACGCATTCTTTGCAAATTTAGTAGACATGGCAACTGCTGAACAGCGTGCAATCCTTGCCGACAATACGACTTATGGCGATGGTCTTGCGCTGCCGGTTGGCGTAGATCGTGAGGTATGGGACCAGGTAAGCACGGCGCATCCGATTCTGGCTGATGTTGATGTACTGCGTGCAGGCATGGCAATCAAGGTTACAAAAATGACCCCGTCAGCTGTTTCCAAGAAGAAAGACAGCGATCCGTCTGTTGCTCAGACCTTCACTGGCGTTGATGTAGTTCTGGTTGGTGCTGATTATCACACCTATGTAGAACTGTCCTACGCAGAAGCAAAAATGTCACAGGGCGCAATGGAGAGATTCCTGATCAAGGAAATCGCCAACGCTATCGGCGAAGCACTTGCAGCTGATGTATTTGCTCGTATCCTGTCTGATGCTGGCACAGGTCAGAAAGTTACTTCTACAAGCGACATCTTTGCGGATCTCAAATCTGCACTGGGTCTTGCTACGCAGGCTGGCAGAGCTGTTGTTTACGCTCCGGCTTCCGCTTACTACGGAATCATCGGTGCTGTTAACCAGGGTTCTCCGTTCAACGCTGCTGCTCAGTTAGGTTGTGAAGTTAAACTTGATAACGCTGCTACTAAAGTCACTGTTGTTGATCCGTCCATGTTCGTTCTGGATATTATCCAGGATACCATCATCGAGTCCGACAGAGATGCTAAGAACGCTCAGTTCGTTATTGGCGGTTACATGAGAGCAGAAGGCTGCCTGCGCAAGGCTACAGCAGCTGCTTACATCGACTAATCAATAAAAGCCACAAAGGGGTAATGAAACATGCTCGAACAAATCAAAATGGCATTGAGAATCACAACAAATGCCTATGATGCTGAGTTGAATAATCTGATTGCAGCCGCCGCCATTGATCTCGGCATTGCGGGAGTGAATGAGGCACGGGAGTCGGTCAACAATCCAATCATCATCCGTGCGGTGTCCACATACTGCAAGATGAATTTTGGAACGGTTGACGATTATGACCGCCTTAAAGCTTCGTATGACGAACAGAAGGCGCAGCTGTCAATGGCTACTGGCTATACGGATTGGAGTGATGGCTTATGTTAAGCGATGTAATCACACTGGTATCCGAAACGTACACCAAGAACAGTTATGGCGTTGATGTAAAGACCGAACAGCAGACGGATGTCTTCTGCGAGGTTTCCAATGTCAGCGCTTCGGAGTGGTTCGAGGGGAACAGGGCAGACTTGAACCCAGAGTTCCGCTTTATAGTGTTCTTCGGTGACTACGATGGTCAGAAGACATGTATCTACAACGGCATCAGATATGGCATCTATCGGACGTATCGTGCCAATGACAGGGTAGAACTCTATGCGGAAAGGAAGTCTGGAGCATGAGCAACACTAAGGTCCCTGTGGGGGCGCTGAGCGAGACAATCCAGAAACTGTTGGATGAATATGGCGACAAAGCGAAGGAAGCAATCGACCTGGCATCGAAAGATACAGCCAACAAAGTCAAGAAGGAACTCCGCTCAGTGTCTCCAGGCAGTGGCAAGTATAAGCGCTCTTGGTCAGTCAAGACCGAAAAGGGGCGCTTGTCTACCACTTCGACAGTGTACTCCAAGCTTCCAGGACTTCCACACCTTCTGGAGTATCCGCACATGTTGCGGAATGGCAGGGCATCACGCCCACAGGTCCACATCTACCCTGTTTACCAAAAAGCCGAAGAACAGTTTGAGCAGGACGTCAAAAAGAGGTTAGAGCAATTATGACATTCCAACAAATCAAAAGCATGATTGAGTCCTTCGGGATCGCTTACACGTACCATGAATGGACGTGCCCAGCTGAAGACGTTCCTGCTCTTCCTTGGGCTGTGTTCCGTTACCCGAACATCACGGACTTTTATGCAGACAACAAAAACTATCAACGTGTGACGGCTCTGGAAATTGAGCTGTGCACAGAAAACAAAGACTTCGGACTGGAGCAGACGGTCGAGGGGATCCTCACGGCTAACGGATTAACCTACACCAAGACAGAGGACTACTTCGACACTGAGCGCATGTTCGATGTCAGATATGAATTAGAGGTAATTATCACATGAGCAAGATTTTATATGGTATCTCCAAAGCATACTATGCGGTTGCTACTGTGTCTGGTTCCACCGTTACCTACGCCACGCCGGTTGCACTTCCGGGTGCTGTAAACCTGTCTATTGACGCAGAAGGTGAACTCACACCGTTCTACGCAGACAACATCACCTATTGGGAAGGTTCTTCTAACAACGGTTATTCCTGTGAGCTGGAACTGGCTATGATTCCGGAAAGCTTCTACACAGACTGCCTTGGCTTCACGAAAGACACCAACGGCGTGCTGATTGAAGACGCAACGGTACAGCCGAAAGAGTTCGCATTCCTGTTCCAGGTAGAGACGGACGGCGATGCTAAACGTGTACTGTACTACAACTGCAAAGCCACCAGACCGAGCTCCGAGCATGGCACAGTGGAAGACACTGTTGAACCTGGCACCGAGACTATCAACCTGAACGCCAGACCGAGAACGACAGACGCAAAGGTTAAAGCGTCCTGTGACGATGCTACAGCAACGGGCTACAGCACTTGGTTCACGACAGTATACGAAACTCCGTAAGACATCAC